ATAACAGTACCATCATTATATTCGACTAAATCATCTGTTAAACTGATAGAAGCTGGTGGCAACACTGACAGAGGGTTTGGAAAGTTAGTATCTCCAATCGTAGCGACCTCTGTTTTAGCATCAAATGTGTACCAGCTATCTTGATGTTCTTGTAAAGATAAGCTGGCTGTAAAATCAGAATTTAATGACATCGCACTAATTCTAAAAGGTTTATTGGTCATGCCTAAGATCGTACTAGACAAATTAACAATATCTCCAATAGCTAAATCTAAGGCTTCATAGTTTGCTTTAAGAGATAATTTTAAATTGTTTCTACTTCTATTCAGAATAATTTTACCAAACTCTAAGGCTTGATATGGACTGGTAATAGTGTCTAAGGTGACATTAGCCTCTTGTAAAAAACCACCATCAGCAGTTTTTAATGTTTGATGTTCAGAGTCTGTCTCTGGATAAACAACAGTATCAGCTTGGTAATTCTTATCTGGGTTTACGAAATTAATAACTGTTCTGTTATACATTTCATTTTTGCGTTCACTTTCTAATTTAATACCACCAATAATATTATCTTCATTTAAAGTAAATGTAGCTGTGCCAGTTGTTTCTATCAGCAGTTTGAATTTACGTTGTATATAAGGCCTCACTCCCCTCATGCCTTTTAAAATCACTTTGACGTTTTCAATAATCTTTTTATTAGTATTAATAACTGCATGACATTCAAATAATTTACCAGTAGTCGATCCAAAATAAGTGACAGTAGTATCAGCCACAGTAGATGCAGTATAAAAACTAGATATGTCTAAATCAGTGGTGGCAATTCCTTTTCCATATCTTTCATTCCTTAAAAAATCTAATAAACACCAGACAGGGTTTGTCGAATAAACTCCAGTTGTTTCACTTCCCCCACTATCAAATGTGGAAACTTTACGACCTTGTAATTTTACTTTGATATTCGGTATGCCTGTATATTTGTCAGCATCCCAAGTAAAACGAAATGCAATATAACATAAGCCAGATAATTTATGATTAGAAGTCCATGATGTTAAAGTTGATAATAAGCTAGAAGCAGATTGACCATCTGTACCATAAAAAGGTTGTATCTGGATCGTTGTTCCATATCGACTATCATTAGATGTAATAGTTGTACCATCGGCAAAACTACCAGAGAAAGTCACAGGACTATCATTGACTTGAATTTCTGTAATAGCATTAATTTCACCTTCACAAATAATCATCGCACCATAAAGGTAAGTATTATCTGTGCCAGAGGTTTCTAAAAAGACTCTTGTACCACCAACTAATCTTTCTCCATAAATTACTGGTATCTGAGCATTGTTTGATTGTTTATTAAGTTGAGTACCCCTAATCTCTTCGATTTCTGGAGTATCTGGTATCTCTGGAATATCAATAAACCAAGAGACAACTTTCTGGGCAACGTCTTGAATAAAATCTACTACTGCACCCATTTATTTGTAATCCTCATCGTTTTCTTTATTTCTTCGTTTACTCTGATCCATGATACTTCTTTATCATATTGCATATCTGTTCCAAAATGTTTCTTAGCCCAGTTAATAATATCTCTTAAATCTTGGCTACAAACCAAATGAACAAAACAAAGATTATCACCACATTTCCAATTTCCATAATCTATAATTCCAAATTTAGTAAATCGGAACTTCATCGGATCATTAAGATAAGCCCAGTTTAAAAAGCCTGTAATTTTCTGATCTCCAAATACTTTATATTGATTAAGAGATAGAATAGGCTCTAAAATATATTTTAATAATTCTTTTGAATTTCTCTTATATCGGTCAAAGGTTTGAAAAAATTCAATAATATCATCAATCAACTACTTCTCCCCCAAAGAATATCTTGGACTGTTAAACCAGCAAATTCCATTCCTCTATCAGTAGGAAAAAATCTTTGTTGGCTTCCCTCGTTTGTTCTACGACCTGCGACTCTACTAAAATCAGAGAAATGAGAAGTACAAATTAAATCAATCGTAGCCTTATCAGTATTCATTCTAAAACTTTCAATATAACCTTTATCAAATTGATAAGTATCAATTAATGCATCTGATCCATTTAATAAACCAATATCAATCGTGACTTCATCATTTGATACATTGTTGTTTAATAAGATAGAAGTAAATGCACTATCAACAGCAGAAAGTCTGACAGTAAAATTTGCTACATCTAATTCTGCGTTTTCTGACTTGGCTGTAATATTTAATAAATGACCAGAGGCAGAATAAGTATTAGAGTTATGAGTTATGTCTTTGTAATGATTAGTTAATCGTTGAGGGGTAGCAAATCCAATGTCCACTAATAAAATAGGTTTAATATTCTGATTTGCTAATTCAGTTTTTAAAGCACTGGATAAACCTCTAGCCATTAGAGAGCCTCAATAAAATCTACTTCATATCTGTAATAATTATCAACACCTACATTAAACTGTTGAACATCGTTTATTAATCTGACTGTAAATTCTATGCCATCATAAGTGACACTAGAATTATCTGCTAGTGCTTCTCTTAATGGTGGTTCAATCGTTAAGGTTGCCTCATTCGATCCATCAGCAGTGACATCAGCGACAATCATATAAACTTTATCGTGGGAAAATTTAATTAAATCTCCAGCCTTTAAAGTTCCTGTCATCGCATCCACAGTAATGGTTGTATCTCCAGCAGAATGAGAACCATTGACTAAAACAGTTCCAGAGACATCACCTTTAGCATTTTTTAAATCTGGAAGTGCGATTTGAAATGTTTCTTTTTGTGATCGTTGTTTCATTATAAAAGCTAGCACAGGTGCAAAATCAGTTCTGCTCATGGGTGGATAGCTGGCTGAAAATTTAAATCTTTGACCATCTACTTGAACACTAAACATCTTTCCAGAGTCAGTAGTAGAAGTCAGAGTCTTTTGCTCACTAGCAAAATTCATTGATCTAAATTCTGGGGTTGTTGGATATGTACCTGCCATTAAACTAAAGCCTCTTTTCCTTGTGTATTCAGTGCATCGTTAATTACATTAATAATCGTAGATCGTCTTTTAATCAAGAGATCATCAAAACCTTCGGTATCATTAGCCATGATTGTTATATTGACATTATTGGTAGTACCTAATTTATCATTAGGGATAATTGTTCCATCTTGTTCTGGTACAAATAATTCTGCACCTCGTTCTCCTACCATGTAAGCCTTGCCATAACCAGTAGCACCACCCATTGGTCTTGAACCTTGAACATATCCACCATCGGCTCGTGATCCTTCTACTTGACCACCATTGGCACGACCACCACCAAATAAAGCTAATATTAAACGCAAGCCTATTTGAGTTCTAAGCTGATCATTCACTTTCTTTTCTTCATCAGCCATACTCCTAATCTTTTTTAATAACGGATCAAAAATAAATACTTGTAATCCAATTTGAATTAAACCTTGAACTAATTGCATAACAATATTTCTGGCTAATTCTCTCATACCAACACTTAAACTTTTGACACCAAACAACATATCTGTAAATGTTTTTGAGGTTGTTTCTGCTAATCCATCAACTGTTTTAATTAAAAAATCAAAACCCTTAACTCTAAGATCAGACATTGTTTTTTGAAACTTAACAACTTTTTCATCTTTGAAAACTAATTCTAAATTATCTGTTAGTTCAGTGCATACTTGATTGGTGTCATTAATAGTTTCATTTAATTCTTCTAAATTATTTTTGGTATTTATTGTTTCTTCACCAGTTGTCTTTATTCCAAATTCTGTTTCTTCAACAATACCTAAAAACTTTGTTAAAAAAGAAATAGATTTTTCTGTTGTTTCATTAAGTTTGCCATATCCGTCATTTCTTAATTCAATTAAAAAATCACTTAATTCTTTTACTTCTTTTCTAACTTTTAAAAGTTCTACATAACCTTTATTTTGTGCATCATTGAAATTAAATAATGCACCATCTAAATGTCCATAAGCAGATTCTAAGTCTAATAAATTCTGTAATTGACTATCAAATTCTTTTTCTAAATCTTGAAATGAATTTATTTCTTTTGTAAAAGAAAAAATTGGATCTTTCTCTAAAATTCTTATTTTTAAAAAAGTATTTTCTATCCCTTTAGATAACTCATTAAGAGAAATTAAAGAATTCTTAACAGCTTCTATTATTGCTATAGAAATAGACTTAGCAACTTCTGATATTCTTGACTCCCCTGTTTCGGTACTACTTAAAGTCTCATTAAAGTCATCAATCATTCCTGTTAAGGCTGGAGAAAGATTAGCAACAATTTGATTTGTTATATTTGAAAAAGAAGTTTTAAGTCTTACTATGGAGTCGTTTAAATCCTCAACTTGTTTTACTTGTTGTTCATTTAAAGCACCAAATTGTTCTGATTGTTTTCTAAATTCTTCAATCTGTTCTGAACCACCTTTTAAAACATTGATCAGTTCAGCACCACGACCACCAAATATTTCAATGGCAAATTTAAGTTTATCTGTACTGTTAGTGACTAAATTTAAACGATCAGCAACTAATCCTAAAATGGCAAATTGATCACCACTGAGTTTATTAGCCTCTTCAACAGATATCCCTAATGCTTCAAATGTTTTCTTAGCCTCTCCAGTGCCATCCATGAAGTCACCGAAGTTATCGACTAATCGTCTAACACCTTTAGAAAAGGTTTCTAATTCTACCCCACCAATCTGGGAAGCTAGTTTAAATGTTTGGAGTTCTTTAACAGAGAAACCTAAGACACTTGAAAGTTTACCAATTCGGTCTGTGGCTTCTAAGGATCGTTTAATTAATAAACCTAATCCAGCAACACCAACAGCACCTGCAATAGCTGTTTTAAAATTTAATAAAGCACCAGATACTTTTTTCAGTCCACCTAAAACAGACTTAAAAGCATTCTTAGTTCTATCAACTGCCGTTATATTAAATTTTACATCTTTAGCCATTATTTGCGTTTACTTTTTATGTCTAAGTATTCTCCCCAAGCTATGTACTCATAAAAATCCATTTGTTGGATTTCTTGAGCAGTCTTATGTAAATGTTCGGCAAGTACAAACAGATTAAAATAATCTACATCATTTAAGAGTTTTTTTTTACGTCTCCTGCACTTACAGATGATAAATAGAATTGAGCAATTTCATTCCCTAT